CCCAGCGCTCATAAACAAAGCGGAATCCTTCTGGCGTAGTCGCTACCGCTACCGTATTCGGGATACTGCACTTCTGCCTATTTCTGGCTATGACCTTGTTCCAGACTTCCCGCGCCTTATCTACTGGAAGCGTATCCAGCTCATCTAGGATGCTGTGTGCTACTTCATAGCCGACAATGCGCTCTGGTCGCTCCATTGTGCGAAATATGATCCTGCCTGATCCTGGGAACTCGATCTGAGGGTTATTTCCTGCTCTGAGCCTGTATGCCCAGCCTTTACGCTCACAAAGCTCTGGGAACCTTCTGAGGACGATATCCTCGACTATCGGATATGTTGGTAAATAATACGCGATATCGTTCTGCTTGAAGTGCGTCTTGAGTGCCATTGCCCTAGCAATAGCGGCTGCTGACTTTCCAGACCCAAATCCACCTACAAAAGCAGGAAATGGTTCTCTACAAGTAGCAAAAGCCCTCTGCGCTTCTGACAAAGGCATCAAACAAACTCATCAATGGATGCAGGAAGTTCCCTGCTGGTCACTATGCTGTTTTCTGTTTCTGCACCTAGTGCAAGCCTACCAATCCTCTGTGCTAACTCTGCCGCTCTGGATACTGCGCTCAGTTCTGACGGGCTTTCCAGCGTCTTTAGCATGGTTGCGGCCTTGGCCCTAATTGCCCTTGCCATACGCAGATCATCTTCGTTGAATTTGGTTAGTTGGCTGGTGCGATCTTCGGTGATTATTTCCTGAGAGGCTTTGCTGATTTCTGCTGACCTGTGCTTACGTTCTGCTTCCCAGCCTTCCTTAGCCGCCCTTCTCATAAGACCAGCGGCATTGATGCCATGCTTGGTTGCTAGTTCGCGTTGAGGCATATGCCCATTGACGTACTCTAGCTTGATTGCTGTCCAATCGGCTGCCATGGGCTATTCCGTTTGGTTAGTGATTGGAGCGTCCAGGTCGGTACTGCCCCGCCGCAATCCTGGTGGCCCAGGCTCTGCCTGTTTTGGACGCTTTGGATATGGTTTAGCCATTGGAATCACCCTTTGGCGTATTTGCTCATCTAATGGAAAAAGGTAAGTGTGCTTGCCATCTACAATTTTCCTTTTTAGATTGGTCTGGTCAACTCCGGCATCATCAACTGTTTTTTTGTGTGACCATTTGTTGTTATACCAAATCTTGATTGATTTAGATGATGGCCCTTTGTAAATCCAATTCATGGCTTGGTAGATACCACCATGATGCCCTTGCTCTGGATCTGCATAACTTACAATCAATCTGACTCCATTTGATTGCTTCTTCAAGAATCGGATAGCCATTGAGCCAATCTTGCTGACAGGTGTCTGGTGTTTGGTTAGAGCAATCCTTACAAGCTCAACGCATTCATCTTGGCCCAAGCCATAGGATGTTCCCATGTTTCTGTTTGCACCTCTGCCAAACAACACCACGCCTATGTATTTTCCTTGTTCCCATGCGCCCACTTTGACCAGCTTTCCAACTGGCAAGCATTTGCTGTAATGCCAATTCTCACAGGCATACTTAGCTGCTTCATGGCTTGCCCAGTCTATTTTTAGTTCAGCTTTGCTCACGCAGATCAAACTCCTTTCCGCAATGAGGGCAAGCAATCCATTTAGGATCAAGCTGATCTAATTTGCCTTGGTCATCCTCTGTTGCTGGATCAAAATTCACATCAGACAATATCTGTTGCATCTCAACGTCATTGAACCCTAGCAAGGCTATATCGAATTCAAGATCCTGCAATGCCTCAATCTCTGACCTTAATGTCGCATCATCCCAACCAGCATTGAGCGCCAGTTTATTGTCTGCAATGACGTAGGCTCGCTTTTGGGCTTCACTAAGGTGCGATAAGCGGATACATGGGATTAGATCCATGCTGACCTGTTTTGCGGCTTCTACGCGACCGTGGCCTGCAATGATGCCGTTGTCCTGGTCGATCAGCACTGGATTGGTGAATCCAAATTCCTCAATGGATCGTGCGATTTGCTGAACCTGTTCGGCTGAATGCGTCCTGCTATTGGCTTCGTAAGGCTTTAAGTCACCGATAGCAATGTATTCCAGTTTCTGTTTCATCCCATGCCCTGTAAATGGATTTTCTTTATCGTACCACTTTTGAAAGAATTATTTCGCAATAGGATTGCTGTCTGGCTGATGGCTCACTGATCCCGTCAGCGACCTTGATTGCTACGCGCTCAATAAAGGCTTCTAGTTGTTCAAGGGTGACTCTGGGGTTTACCTTGGTCAGCCAGATTTCATCTTCGTATGATTTGCTCATAGTGTTTTCCAGTGATTTAACCAACTCATGTCGATAGGTCTTGATGGTTTCACTTTCTTTGTTTTCTTTGCCTGATTAGCTTTCATCTTCTTGACCGTCTTCTTGTCTAGCTTGTGTTCGTATGGAGGCTTCCAGTATTTGCCTAGGTAAGTCATGTTTTGATGTTAGTAAGCAAGAGGGTAGGAAATTTGAGCAAACAGGGACTTTACCGTGAGATGGTTAGTCCCACGGTTCTTCTTAGTCAGCAGTCGGGTGAGGTTTCCTTCGCTGAACATTGCCCAGACTTGTAGCAGTTTGTTACTGGAACCAGGGTTTCCCCAAAGCGACATCACATAACCACCTACCAACCGGCTCTAGGCTCTAAGAACCACCGCTCCCCTTCTGTCTTGCTCGTGTAGGGGGACAGGCTTCACCCCAAGGGATCTGCCTTCTTTCACCTGTAACCACCGACGTTCCGCATTACAGGCTAGACGGATTAAAGCCAATAAAAAAGCCTTGGTGGTTGCTACCGCCCCGGTCGAACCCCCAACAAGTTTTCGGGGCGGGTAAGTAGCAATCATCAAGGCTCTTGAATCGGGTTCGACACCGACAGGAAAATTATCTTTCCATTGGCCTATGCTGTATAGCCCTAAAATTTTTTTTCAAAATAGCTTTACCATGTAAAATTTATTTTCTATAATGACTCATCGCTTGGGGGTTGGCCCTGAGCATCACAGGAGAGACTCATGAAATCAACAGCCGCAATCGTAGCCGCCGCTATCCGCAAGGAAATCCGCAAGCATGGCATCAAGTGCAGTGTGACCTCTGACAATTACGCAGGAGGCCATAGCGTTAGGGTCAAGCTGAATGATGAACTTCCAGCTACTGTGCAACTCATCAGAGAATTCACCTCCCAGTTTGTTTCTGGTCACTTTGACGGCATGACCGATATGTACGTCTACAATCCTGATCGCACTGGCCCCACGGTTGATTATGTATTCGTTGAGAATGAGGTCAGCGCAGAAATGCAGGAAAAAGCCAAGGCATTCGTCAATAGCTACTACGTCAATCCCGGCATTGGCTATGAATTCGACCGCAAAGTCTGGGATCAACTGAGCGACAAGGACTCAGCATTCTGGAAGATCAACAAACCACGCATTGCCGCATAGGAGGAACAAAATGAAAAGTTTTTGGATACCTGATCTTAATCATCCAGGCATAAAAATGCTTGAAGAATGGGTGAAAGACAACGTAATGGAAGCCGAAAAAGAACAAATCACCGAATCTGTTTTGTCAGTTGACATAAAAAACGGGCGCCTCATTTTTCGCCTATTTGGTAGCAGATTTCTTGATGAAGACACAGGTATAACTGATGTGTTGTTTAAAGATTTTGATGCCAGCGAAGAACTGTGGGAATGGTTTAGTGATGACATCGAGCCTGATGATTTAAGCCCAGAAGGAGCGGTAATCATTGAGTCAATAGCAAAAGATTTAAGCGATTTAGCAGATGCGCTTCGCAAAAAAGCTGGGATACATCATGCTGTCAATGAGTTAACGGAAGATGCTGTCGCATCTATGCAGGATGAACAATGAAACATTGCCCACGATGCAAGACAACAAAGCCAATAGATTCATTCTATCTGGACAGTCACAGGAAGGATGGCAGGCAATCCCACTGTAAGCCATGCCAGTTAGCCAACAACAAGTCATACAAATGGAGGGCAAGACACGATCCCGGCTCAATCAAAAAGCTGGATCTCTCAGACCATGCAAACAGGGCAAGTTACGGGGTCAAGCTGAACAAGGCCGATATCATTCTGATTCGTGGCCTGTTCGACTTCTTAACCGTAGGAGACATTGCAGAAAAGTTTGAAGTATCCAAGGCAACCATTCACAGCATCAAAAGTGGCCGCTCATGGTCATGGGTTAAATAGGAGAGAGCAATGAGAGCATTCAATTTGATTGAAGCCCAGTTAGGGGCCAAGGTACGCACCAAGAACGGAACTGATATCGTTGAGGTGTTCGTATCCAAACGCGCTAATCAGCCCGTCATTGGCGTTACAGCCGCAGGAAACGTGCTTTCCTTCAATGAGGATGGCGTGTACGGGTTTAATGAGCAAACCAGAGATCAGTTTGCCGGGATGGATCTAGTCATTGATGAGGAATAAAAAAGCCCCCAGTTAAGGGGGCCATGTCCTCGTAGCAGGAGTGACGCGCCTATTCTGCTCCTTTCGCATTAATCATTGCAATCCTTGCCGCCTCATCCCATTCGGCAGGGGTTGCATCGTCGATTGATTCCTTTACAAAGAATCCGTTCACCATCTGGCCTCTGCGGTCCTTGATTTCCTGATACGCCGCTTCGACGCATTCATCTATGCTCAAGTTCCAGAACTGGCACTGAAGCACCAAAGTGACGATGATGTCTCCAATGGCATCACGCGCTAAATCAATGTCACCTTTCAGAATGGCTTCAAATAGTTCGTCCAGCTCTTCCTGAGTCTTATCTGCCTGACGCTTATTGCTTGACCCATGCTCAGGATCGAAGATTCCACGGTCAATGGCCCAGCGCACGATTTCCTGTTCTCTAATCATGTGACAAACAATCCTCTATGTAGGTCAAAAACGTCATCGACGGATTCGATAATGTGCAGTGCGCCTTCCCAGTTAGCATGAAATTCCGCTTCATCTGCGGTGAGTTTACTAGCTGATGGTGGCTTGGAGCCGTCCTTGATCTCTACAAGGATCGTGACTCCAGCCTTGGAGCAGACGATATCTGGGAAACCTTTGCCGACCGTATGCGTGTGCGCTACCTTCCAGCCTAAACTTCTGAAAGCTGCGACCACTTGGGGTTGATTGGCGTCAGCGCGAGCGTTCCTCATAAAGCAGTTGTATCGTATCGGCTAATAGGTCAAGTTCGGTCTTTTTGTAGATCCTGAGAAGCGATCTGTCCCCATGGATACCTAAAGGTCCAGTATGGCATGACACGCAGAGTGGTACTGACATAAAATCCGAGGCCCTTTGGCTCATGCCCTGCCCTTCACGGATATGGTGACAATGAACACCAGATGCCCCGCATAATACGCAATTCTGCTGTGCGACCCAACCCAGATAGCTTTTACTCTTCGTTCGCATCCAAATAAGCCTGTGAGTATTCGATAAGGGAGATCATGCGCTTGATGCCCATCTGAGCGGTGGATTCACGCAGATTAACAAACTCTCCCTCTAGTCCTGGCACCATGTCAGCGCCCTTGCCTGTGGCTATGGCATGGCCTGATACGAATAGAACCTTCCATTGAGCCGTGGACAATTTCCTGCCCATGAATTTGTGCGTCAGGGAGGCTTCCCGGCACAAGGCATGGAACATGGCGTTCTGTTCTAGCGTCCTGGTGCTGTCCTTGAGGATGCAGATGATCTCATCAGGAGCCTTTGCGATAATCTCGCAGACCCGTCTGCGCTTGGCCTCGGTGTTGAGTTGCGTCATGTAGCGAATCATATTTCCTGCTATCCAAGATTGTTTTGCCGTTTTTCTGAATCAGGACCAGATCTAGCTTCCCGAATGCCTTACCCATCTGCGTGACGAATTCAGCCTCATCAGGGGCTTCTGCCAGAACCTTGTCCCAATCCCTGCCCTTTTGCGCTCTGATGGCTAATCGCCTGAGATCCTCCTGCTGTCTGCGTTCCTCAGTCTTCGCTGTGACCGTGGCCCTGAGCTGCTCCACCCGCTTGTTTAAGTCGCTCATCTCTGTACCTCTCTAGTGGTTCCATCGACTGCTGAATCAAACTTTCCTGCCACGCTTTGCAATAGTCGCAAGGCTCACCTATGCGTTCCCAAGAGTTGACCGTTGTCTTGATCTTGCAAGTGCAAGCAATCAAGCGACTTGCCCAGTCAGCATCTTCTTGAGTTTGCATAGATTCTCCTTGGCCTTTTCTTCATCAAAGTTAGAGTGCGCCTCTAATAGACCCGCTAGGCTTCCTGTGGGCGATTCTAGGAGCAAAGGATCAACATCACTTGCTGAGATGCGTCCTTGCTTAATCGCGGCTTGGAGAGCAATACAGCGTTTCTCTGTATCCCAACCAACCGAGTAGATCCACTTGGGCCTGATACCTTGAACTTTATTGCGTTCCACAATGCGGTCATAAGCTGAACGGAAAGCCATCCGGGAAGCCGTAGAGTCTGGCTCTTTTTTGGCAATGGAATAAGCCTCTGCCATTTCATCAGTCCAGACCACGGTATCCGACTCATCGTGCGGGAGCATGGTCCATGCCTCATCAGCCGATACCCTTTGCGGCATCCTGCGCTCGATCTGAGCAATGATATCGGCAGGCTTTGGTGGGAACTGTCCCCGGACAGGATCTAGGCAATGTGCCTTAAGTCCTCCAAGGACATTATTGATGGAGTGATCCTTCAGAAGATCAAACGCCATAGAGATAGCCTGGGGCGTTATCTGCTTATGGAAACTCCATGCGGTTTCGTAGGCTTGGCTAAATGTCTCGAATTCGTTTTGGTTCACTGAGTTCACCTTCGATGACGTTTCCGAATACGGAAGGATTGTATTTAGCTTGAACGGTTTCCTTCTTGGACACCCATTCAGCCTTAAATGCTTTCCAACCTCTGGCAATGCCCTCAGTAACTGCATCTTCGACTGACCATCCCGCCTTGACCGCCTCCTTGACGATGGCTTTCCATGCAATCGCTGATAATGGAGCCTTCATTGCTTTCCGATGCTTCATGTAAGCCTCTGCAATGTCCCGGCTAACCTCTGTCATGTCATCAGGCCCGAATCCTGTGGACTTCGTAGGCTTCTCTATGGGTTTGGCAATGCAAACGGCTCCCCAAGGCAAGTCTGGCCGTAGGTCATAAGCCATCACTCTATGGTTGGTAGCCAGTTGGATCTTCATGGCGTGTTCTGCCGTGATCGCAGTCTTTCCGTTGACCATCATGCCGACTAGCTGTGGCGTACATTCAAGCTCACGCGCCAGCTTGATGCGTGACCCCACAATGTCTATTGCTTTCTCTATCGCTTCCATCTGTCCTCCTTTGTTGACGCTTGCATTATAAAAAAAGTTTTCTTTTTTGTAAATTTCATTTTATAATGACTCTGCTTTCAACGTAGCAGGAGAAGCACAATGTCCTACTCAGAATGGGACGAACCGATGGCTAGACTCAGCGATCTTGCTGAGCTGGCGCTGAAGTTCAGCCCGATACTTGTCACCGAGATTCAAGGCATACGCCAGCTTCTAAGTGACCTAAGAAAAGACTGCGAACGCCAACGTCAAGACCTCGATGCCCTGGTGAACGCTTATGAAACTGTCCTCCACTCTAAGGACCAACACAATGACCACGACAACTTCTAAAAAAACCATCTACCAAGCCCTTGTATCTGCTCAGAAGAACTTTGAGTCAGCCGCCAAGACTTCTAACAATCCTCACTTCCGTAGCAAGTACGCTGCCCTTGATGCTTGCGTCGATGCGGTCAAGGAAGCGCTGAATGAGGAAGGCATATTCCTGCATCAGAAGACGCACCTTAGCGACGATGGTGTGATTGTAGAAACCATTTTTGTCCATGAATCAGGCGATCAGCTATCAGGTGGCTTGCTCCATGTCCCGGCATCTAAGCAGGATGCCCAGGGTTATGGATCGGCCCTCACATACGCTCGTCGCTATAGCCTTTTGGCCGCTTGTGGTATCGCCCCAGAAGATGACGATGGCAACGCCGCATCCAAGCCCAGACAGGCTCCTAGCGACAAGGAGATCAACGCCAAACTGGAAGACTGCCGTAAACAAGTAGAAGCCGTGGAAACGGTATCAGCCATCAAAGCCGCAGTAGATCCCTATCGGCAGTGGGCAAAGACATATGGGCTTGGTGATATGAACGCCAAGGTAATTGAAATGGCGCAACTCCGCGCAGAAGCATTGAACAACAAGGAATAAACATGGCACAGAAAATTTACGATCTCGTAGTGGTTATTGGTTCTTATCTTGACCGTCAGGGCAACCAGAAGAAGGAATATAGGACTATTGGTGCTGTTTTCCAGAATGAGCGGGGTATGTACGCCATGCTGGACAAAACGTTCAATCCTGCGGGTGTAGCAAGCGAAAAGAGCAGCATCTTCTTGAACTTCTACGAACCCAGAGACAGACAGGCTCCACAGGGAAACCGAGCGCCAGTGAGTAGTCAGCCTGCCGCTGATTTTGACGATGAAATTCCTTGGTAGGAAAGACAGATGATCCATTACGACAAGCCAGCCAGCGAATACCACGCTGGCCCCGGCATATCCAAATCAGGGCTGGACAAGATTACGATCAGCCCTGCCCACTACAAAGCAAGCCTAGATCGGCCCCAGAAGCCAACAGAAGAGCTATACATTGGCTCCGCTACTCATACGCTGACCTTGGAGCCTGAGAAGTTTGAGCAGGAGTTCATTGTCGCGCCCCCGATCATGGATCGACGCACCAAGGAAGGCAGAGCCATTGCC